CCATGCAGGCGGCCCAGGCCACCACCAGCCAGCCCAGCCAGCCGAACGCCGCGGTAAAAGCGCCGCAGGCGGCTGCAATCACCGCCTTGACCCACAGGAAAATATTGTCGTTTTTCATGGTTTACTCCTTTCGCTCACGCTGCCTGCGCGGTGCCCTTGGCACCTACGGCGGACAGCTTGTCCAGTACGGCCTTGGCATCACCCGGGGTGATGGGGCCGACCTCGATGTTCTGGTGCGCCATCTCGGTATCGCTGAATTCTGCCCAGTACAGCCGCATGGCCACCAGCTGCAGCTGGATCGCAAGGCTGAACACCGCCATGGCCTGGGCGTTGGTCAGGTTGCTGGCACAGATGGTCTGCAGCGTGGAGGCGGCAGGCTTGTCCTCGGCCGGGCGCTCGACCGCATGTTCGCCGGAGCCATAGGTGTAGACGCTGCTGCTGGCGGTGGTGAAGTCGTCATCCAGCCAGGTCAGCGGGTTGGTGCGCTTGCCGCCCAGCAGCACCTCGAAGTGCAGGTGTGCGCCAAAAACATTGCCGGTGGCACCGCTGTAGCCGATCAGTTGGCCCTCCTTGACCTTCTCGCCCTTGCAGACGATGAACTTGAACAGGTGGGCGTACCGGGTCACGAGGCTCTGCTTTTTGTAGTCGGCGTGGCGGATGTCCACGTAGTTGCCGTAGCTCTGCAGGCTGCGCTCGTCGATGGTATGGCCGTCCCACAGCTGGGTGACCGACACAGTGCCGTCCTCGGCCGCATAAACCGGGCGCACAGAGGTGTTGCCGATCTGGGTGCGCAGGTCGATGCCGTTATGGCTGCGGCCGTTGTTGTAGTGCCAGCCCTGGGTCAAAATGTGCTGATCCAGCGGCCAGCGGAGTAAAACTTCGCCGTTCGATAATCTCATTTGAAACTCCTTTTTTATGTTCTCAGCCACCAGTTCATCACAACGTCCGAACTGGGCTTTTCTTCTACCAACGCCGTGATGGTCCCGGCCCCGGTGTAGACCAGGCCCGCGTTGATCTTGTCCATCGAATCGGCGAGGATCACATCGGTGGCGAACACGCCAGTCTTGTTGGTCGAGCCGAGGCTCAAGAACATGCTGTTGGCGGTCAGGGTCGGTGCGACCGAGATCTTTTTCGAGGGGTACACGGTCTGCTTGTAGGCAAAGCCCTGGGCTTGCTCATCCGTGGAGGCGGTCGTCCAGCTGTCCACGTAAAAGGTGGCGTAATACTCCCACGGCAAGGCAACGTAGAGGATCTTGTTCTGCACAGGGTTGGCACTGGTGCCGGACAGCGCGTCATCGACCGTGGTTTTGTTGGCACCTGATTCAATGCCGCTCAGTTTGGAATACTGGGCCGGGCTCATCAGGCCGTTTTTGTAGGCCGAGGCCAGGCTATAAGTCGTGTCGGAACCCGGAATGCCCAGGGCGGTGATGTCGGTCTTTTCCACTTTCGCAACAGCGGTGACATGCCCTAGGCTGTCCACGGTGATTTTGTACAGGCCACTGGCCCGGGCGGTATGCGACGGATGGGTGTACTTGTTCGCGCCCTCGTCAATGCCGTTCAGCTTCTTCATAGAGGCAGGCGGCATCAGGCCCGCGGTGGTCTCGGTAGCCTCGGTGATGGTGGTCTGCTCGGTCACCGGCGTAACGTAGAGGACGTCATCGTCCAGCGTACCGGCAGCCTTCATGGCCTCGTATTCGTCCTCGCTGACGGCAACCACAAGCTGCTTTTCGGGGGTAAGGTACATCTGGTTAGGGTCGATCTCGCCCGCCTTGGCCGCCGCTGCATACTGTTCGGCGGACAGAACGTTCAAGATAAATTCGCCGACCGTAACGGTTGTTTTTGCCATTTCCTCACCCCTTTACATAATTGGTCTGGGTATCAAACAGGCCTGCAAGGTCACTCTGCTCCACCCACAAACCGTTGACCTTTTTGTAAACCTTGGAAACAGCTCCCCAGGCACCGTTTTGTTTCAGCATCAGCTGCTCGGTTGGCCCAGTGCTGCCGCCAGTGTAGTCTACAGTCAGATCCGCGCCGTAAAAACGCAAAGTATGGCTGTTGTTTGCGGATAATGAACCGCGTGTGCATGTAATCAACAAAACAAGATCATCCAGGCTCTCACGATCCCACCAGCCGGTATCGTTAAAAGTCTGAGCCACTGGGGATGTTCCCAACTCAATTTCGCCGCTCAACCCGGCCGTGCCGCAATACAACTGCGCAACACCGCTCAAAATATACGGTGACGCATTCGAGATTCTGGCCTTTATCTTACAAGAGATAGAATTGATCTTGGCATCAGACGGAATCTTTGACATATCGAATTTGACTGCCAGTTTAGAAACCGCGCCGCCACCTTTGTTCAGGTTTAGCACCGCAAAGGTGTCACTGCTTGAACTGGTAAGGCCATTTGAAAGCGGATAAGACGTGTCTACAGAAATATACGATGAGCGTTGGCCATCATATCCTGCAGGAACCAATGTTACACTTGCCATACATTAGCCCCCAGTCTGCAAATACAAATCGCCATTGCTGCCGGTCGAAGAACTGGGCTCGGAACTACCGATGTAGAATTTCTGGATGACAACGGTTCCCGCCACCCCAAAGATGGACTTGCCTGCCAGAATATTGCCGCCAACGAGGTTGGCATCGCCTTTAATGGTTTGCGCCCCGGACAAATACTGCCCAGCTGCAATGACCTGGTCGGTGCTTTTCGGGGTATAGGTCGCCGCCGCCTTTTTGGTGACACCGCTGCCAATGTACCCCGCGGGCACGGCTTCCACCGTGACCTGGCTCATGCCATCGTAGCCGGTGTCTGGGGTCACGGTTTGCTGGCTCTCGGTCGGCGTGACCGTCTTTTTCTGCAGCTTGGCAGCGCCAGCCCCCGCAAAAATACTGACTTTCTTGTCGCCTAAGTAAACGGGCATATTCTCACCACCTGCAAATTTTAATTGTCGTCTGCGCTTCGGGTGTGGCCCAGCTGCCATCGCCGCACAGGTACTTCTTTTCGTCCCCGGCAGCGGGTGGCGGTACCAGGCCGGATGTGCCCGCGCCCTCGGCACTGGCCCCGGTGAACACATCCGGGGGCGTATATTCGCCCTCGATCTGTTCCCCGGCCGCATTGTGGGCGGTGTGTCCGGCCAGCAGGGTGGCCCTGGTCACGGTGTCCCCGGTCAGATCCAGCAGGGTCTCACTGCCCAGCACCACCTTGTTCACCGCCATGGTTAGCCTCCCACCGTCAGGGTCTGGCCGCCGGCGGCGTTGTCCACGTAGTTGGTCGGGATGGCCGCCACCGTGACCTGCGACAGGCAGTTGTAGTCGCTGTCCGGCAGCACGGTCTGCTGCTCAAAGGTCGGGGTCACGCTCTTGGCCTGGGGCTTCATGCCCTCGGAGGAGGACATGGAACCCTCCACGCCCAGGATGGTGACACCCTCGCGGATGTTGGCGGGCACCAGCTTGGCCTGCTCAGTCTCATCGATGGCGGCGCTGCCGCTGCCATCGTGGAAGCCCATGGGGATGGTGTACTTGCCGTCCTTTTGGGTGATTTTCCCGGCCACGGCCCCGTTGTTGGGCATCGTGCCGGTCAGCTTGGCACCGCGGGCGTAGGCGGTCTTGCCCTCCAGCATCTCGGCCACAGCAACCGTAGCGTCCGTGGAATCCACGTCCTTAGTGCTGGTGCCGGTGATGGGTGCGCCGGTCTTATCGTGGGCGGTGATGCCCTTGGCCAGCTTGTCCGGGGTCACGCTGTCGGCGGTCAGGTCGAGTTTGACCTCTTTGCCGATGATGACCTTATTTACATATTGGTTAGCCATTGAAATACTCATCTCCCATAATCAGGGTCACGCCGCCGCAATCGTTGGAGACCTCGTACCGGGGAATCTTTCGCACGGTCACATCGTCCGGCATCAGCTTGTCTTTGGTTTCCAGGCGGGTCTCCTCGTAGGTGCGCGGGGTCACGGTGGTCTCGCCCTTGTACTGCGGCGCGGTGGATAAAATGGTGGTCTGCCCCAGGTCGGCGGCCAGATCGGCATCGGTGCCAAACTCCACCACAAAGGCGGAGGGTGCGGCAAACTGTACGTCTAACGTCATGTAAGCACACCATCTTTCAGAATCTGGCTGACCGGCACACGGAACACTTGCGAGGCCATGCGGGCAGATCCAACGCCAACGCGCAGCTGAATTTGCAGTTCCGTGTCCCCGCGAAGCTGCAGCGTTTCCTCCTCGGTCAATGTGCAGGAAAGCACCTTGCCGGACATCGTCACGTCCGGCAGGCCGCGCTCAAACAGCAGCTTGCCGCCCTGTTTGAACGCTACCGACAGCTTGGTAATGGTCTCACACTCAATGGGCAGCGTAAAAGTAAAAGTTGGGGTTGTACCGCGATACATCAACTCACCACCTCAAACCAATCGGTATCATCCAGTGCAGGTGCTGCGCCATCCTGCAGGGCCAGATACAACTTGTCCGCATCCGTACAGTAGTACCCGGTGCATACCATCATGCTCCCTCCATCTCTGCCCTTACGGCCTCACGCCATTTCTCCGGCACTTTGTCCAGCGTAATCAGCCCGCGCTTGATGCAGCAGATATAAAACTGTACCATATCATTCACCTCCGGCCAGCATCTGGGCCAGCTCCAAAATGGCCGCCGCGTTGGCGTCCACCTGTTCCTGCAGCGTGGGTTTTTCCCGCTCGGCCAGTTCCTCTGCCGTGTAAGCGTGGTAGAACTGGCAGTCCTCGTACACATCGTAGCCGGAGATGATGTGCTCAAGGCCTTTGGGGTCGTCCTCGGTGACAGTGCCCTGCATCACTTCCCGGCTCTCCGGCACATGCTCGGCAACCCGCCGGGCGGTGTAGAGATAGCCGGCTGACAGGTCGGGAGAGGTCAACTCCTCGTTGGTGATTTCATCGTAGATTTTCATTTTGTACCTCGTTATTTGTAGACGTAAATTTCTACAGTTAAGGACAGATTGTTGGCGTGGTAGTCATACTGTGTATATGTCCCCTTCAGGGTTAAAACCGAGTTGGAAAAACCGGTAATTTCCAAATTCGTGAAACTACGGCTTTGCTTTTCGGCAGGGCTGGAAGTAAAACCGGAAATACGAACGAAAAAGTCCTCCGCCTTTTTTCCTGCCACATTAAATTCTGAAAGGTCATACGTCTGAAACGAGCTTGTGGCGGTACTGCTGCCGTTAATAGGTGTAAATGTAACGGTCGTAAGCAGCTGCAATTTTTTGCCGCTCGGAATCCTAGGGGATGTACCCATAAAATCACCCTTTCTTCATTTTGCGAAAATGTTATTTAATTTCAGTGCCTTTGATACCGAAAATCTGATACGGGATGGTACTTTCCCAGTGTGATGTGTCACCGGAGAAAGGCGTTCCGATCGTGATGTTTGCGCCGTCAAATGTCACCATACGGTTAATGCTTCTGTCATTTGCGGTTACGCAACATCTTGCATCGCGCACTACGATATTTTCCATTACATACTGCGGGGAAACAGACGTGTATGCTTTGACGGCAATACAATAAGCGGCATAAAGCTGGGTGCCAGTATCGGCTGTTCCGCTGCCCCATTCAGATGTATGGTTGTTATTTGTCCAAAGCAGGACCTTCTCGGCACCGGCGAGGTTCTCAAAGGTCTTTTTGAACTTGCCACCGCCTCCCGGAATCCTCGGTGCCACACCCATCAGCAGCCACCCCGCGCAGCACATGCCGCAGATTTCTTACGGGGGGGGGTAAAACTACATACAAACGAATGTTTCATGCTAAACCTCCATCAGGTTGTGATCTGCCACCGCGCGTTGATCTCTGCGGTAGGCTTTTCCTGTACATATACGGTCACGGTGCCATAGCCGGTCACAGATAAGCCATCATCGTTGATGGCATCTTGTACCTCACCCAGAATCTCATCCGTAGCGATAATGCCCGTCTTGATAAACTGGATTCCGCTCGTAAAGGTACTGTTGGCGGTCACCGTCGGTGCGCCGCTGTTGTCCGGCACCAGCGTGGCCGTCTGTTTGTAGGCAAAGCCGCTGTAAGGCTCGGTGCCGGTGCAGGCTGTCCACCCATCCAGCGTCAGCTTGGCGGTGTACATGGCGGCCGTGCCATTGATGCCTTCTGCCACACGGTTTTCCAGGTCGTTCATGTTGGAGGCATCGAAAGCATCACCATCCTCCATGACCAAGCCCTCGGCGCGGGATACATCGTAGGTGTTCGTAGTGCCGGTCGGATTCAGAATGCGCCGGGTCGGATGTTCGCTTTGGCGATCCTTCCAGGTCTTTTTTGTGAAACTCAAGGTCAAATCACTCCTATCATCTGCCCGGCGTACAGTTCGCCGGTATATACCTTGCGGGCCGGGTTGTCGTTGCGCTCCCAGGTCTCCCGCAGGCTCCACAGAATTTGCTCGATTGCATTTACATCGGCATACCCCGTGGCAGGGAAAGCCGGGATTTCAGGTGTTCCGGGCAGTGTGTTGTAGGCATCACGCACGGTTTTGAGGTTTGCAAGGATGCGCTGCATCTGGCTGGGGGTCAAAAAGTCTGTACTGGCCCAGGTCTTGGTCTGGATCGTAACCCCGAACAGATCCGCCAGATAGGCAAGATTGCCCTCAATTCGGTTGAGCATTGCGGCCGAAAAATAGCATTTATCTGCTTTAGCCTTTACATCCGTCTCGGTGCGGTCATAGATTGGAACTTGCCAGGGCATCAGATCAGGCTCCTTTCTCCGGCGTAGATTTCGCCCGTGTAAGCATCTGCGCCCAGGCTCAAGCGCCGCCCGGTGACCCGCACATCTGCACGATAGCCGCCGGTCAGGTCGAACTCCATCTTCTCCAGCTGACCGCGTACCATCTCGCCGCCGAAGCTCTCCACGATCAGCATATCCGCCAGCACCTCTGTGCCTGCCAACATGCGGAAAGTTTGCTCGTAACGCTGGGCGTAATAGGTTAGGATTCGCTGGGCCAGGGCCTCGGCGCGGTCGGGGCTGACAAGCGTTGCACCGGTCACGGTCAAGACATTGTCCTGTGCGTTGGGCGGCAGATTCGATGCTGTCTGTTGCAACACGGTCGTGGTTTCGATGTACTTTTGCCCTGTAACGACTACTTCCCCGGGGGTGGTGACCGTCACATTGCAGTAGTTTGTGCCCCGCTCTACCAGCGTACCGCCGGTCACGGCCAGGCTGTCAGCCAATGCCGGGGAACTGAACGTGATCTGGTGCGTTCCTGCTACAAGTTCATCTTTGTACAGTTCCTCGGTTTCGGCACCGGCAGTGTAGCGGTGAGCCGTTACAGAAACGCCGGTAATCAGGGGCTTCAAAGTGACTTTGTTCCCATCCGAGAACTTGCGCTGGTAAGTAATCAGGCCGCTGGACCGCTCCGGCGCAGGGAAAATCTTGATTTTATCGCTGCGGCTGCAATCCACGACAGCACCAACGGCAAAGGCAATCTGCTGCAGGGCGGTGCGCCGGGTATCCATGGGCAGATAGCCGCTGATCGATTCGGCGGCCAGCGCGGCATCAAGCTCATATTCGTAGCCGTCCAGAACCTCGGCCACCAGATTGCCCACGGTCGTGTTGTAGACCCCACCGTTGAAAGGCGCACTGTCCAGCAGGCCGATGGCATCTACGGCGGTAAAACTGGCGAGCGTGTCGCTGGTGTTTTCCCAATCGCTGAGGTAAAAGGTGCCCATGTTATGGCTGACGATCTCGGTGCTGCGGGTATTCTCCCGCACATCTTCCCATACGGTGAACTTCTGCTTATGCTGCAGCACATCGAACACGCCGTCCGGGTTCAGGATGGAAAAATCACCCTTACGGTTGAACAGCGTCAGATTCAAGGTGTTGATGGACAGTTCATCCGACAGCGGGTTGATTTCCTCAAGAATATGGGCTTCTACAACTTCGGCCCCCTCAAAGGTCAAAAACTTGCCATAATCCAGGCCGGAAAGTTTCAGGTAGCGTCCAGGCCGGTTGGTGGCCGTAAAGGTCAGAACGATGCTGCGGTAGTTCTCCACTTTGCGGGCGCAGTAATAATCGACCGCGTCCGGGGTGAATACCGCGGTCGTCAGCAGACCGCCATCGGAGCCATACCACTGGATGGTCAGTTCACTGGCCCAATCTTCGGTAGGAGCATAGAAGTGCAGCATCAAGCCGCTGCTGCTGTGGGTCTTCGAGAAGCGGATTTGCAGCACAGGCGGCGAGGCAAAGCGGCCGCTTTCATCGGAGAGCTGGCTGCTCCATAGTCCCCAGAACTGCCCGGATGGGCTATCCGGGAACAAAGAATAACTGCCATCCATCAAAAACTGCCGGGTCTCCAGTGTGCCATATAAAGGCAGTGCAGGTACTTTGTCCAGCAGCAGATCACTGCTCAAGTCGCAAAAACCGCGGGTATCGGTGCTGCTGGGGACGCTGTCGCCACGGGCGGTTACGTCGTACAGGCCGAATTCTACCCGCGTATTGGTTCTCATCGGCCTACCTCCTTAGATTCGCGCCGGCTTCTTTGCAATGAAATTGACCGTCAGATTCTTCCAGTAGTTCTTCTCTGCCACTTTGCGCAGCAGTTCATCTGCCACGTTGGAAAAATAAGCGGTAAAGGTATAATCGCCGTCTTCATCCGGCACGGTCACTTCGTGGAACTCGACCGGCTCGGTTAGCTTGTCCCAGAGCCGGGCATACTCGGTACGGTCAATGCCGGGCCCCAACTGCAGCTTGTAGTTGAAATACACACCGATTAGTTCACGCTCCAGGTCGCCGTTCTCGGTGCGCTCGGCATACTTATCCAGAAAATCGGCGGTACGCTTCACACTCAGCACATCGATCTTATAGCCGATTCCGTCAATGTACAGCATATCAGTAGGCACCTCCCGAAATCAGCTTGGCACCGGCGCGGTTGTTTTCCTTGTCAATGTAGGGTTTCAGCAGGCGCACCAGCTTTTCCAGGCCGCCGCTTGCGGCAAAGCGGATCGTGATGTCCTGCCCGCCGTAAGCTGTCATGACCTCGGCCAGGGCCTCCTTGATGGTCTCCAGCGGGGCCTCTACATTGGTACCGCTGCTCTGGTCGCCCAGTACGGCCAGGAACTCGTGGTTGGCCGGGATGACGGCACCCTGCGCCAGATACGGGATCTGTGGCGCAGTGATATGGGTAATATCGAAGCCGATGTGCTTGCCGCCCAGACCGGGAATACCATCCGGCACATCAAAGGAGATGCTGTTCATCGCATCGATGACAGCGTTCAAAGCACTTACAATGGCCGTTATCATTGCGTTTACAAAGCCGATGATGTTGTTGATGGCGGTCTTGATGCTGTTGGTGATGACATCCCAGATGCTTGAAACTGTACTGCTTACTGCCTGCCAGGCCGCATCCCAGTTGCCCTCAAACACATTGCGCATGAAGTCGATCACGCCTTTCAGCGCCAGCAGGCCAATGTTCAGCACATCGGCAATGACACCGATCGTGTTTGTGACAATGCCGCTGACCGCGGTGCATACGGTCGTAATGGTGGGGCCAAAGGTGGTCAGCAGCCAGTTTGCCACCGGCAGCAGCAGATTGTCCCACAGGGCTTTCAGCAGCTCGGCCACAAAGTTGATAGCATCGCCGACTACGGCGATCAGGTTTGCCGCCAGCGGGGCCAGGTGGTCATCCCACAGGGCCTGCAGCTGGGCAACGATTGCGCTCAAAATGGGCGAAACCACCTCCAGCCAAAGACGCTCGACAAAGTCCATCACTTCCTGGAACCACTCAACCATCATGGTAAATACCGGCGAAATGTAAGTGGTCCAGGCGCTATTAAAGGCGGTGGAAATATCTGTCCAGGCCGTCAGCAGCAAATCCAGCACAGGAATTATAATATTCTGAATCGCATCGACCGCAATCGTGGAGAAGGTCTCAAAGGCGGCTGCACCCATGCGGATCAGGCTCGAAACGACATCACCCACAACAGGAGCCAGAATCAGGCTGAACCCATTGATAATGCCGGGAATAAAGGTGTCCAGCAGGTACGAAAGCAGCGGTTTCAGGCCGTTGTCCCACAGGTTTTGTGCGGCGGCCTGGATACCGGGCCATACGTCCATAGCGGCCTGCTTGATCTGCTCCCAGGCAGCTTTCCAGGCGGCCACGCTGGGGGCCAGACGGGCAAGAAACGCATCCCAGAAATTGCTCAGGCGGCCCATGAGGTCTTGCAAGGGGTTCTGTGCCTGCTCAAAATCATAGGCAAGGCCGCTGCCTGCACCACCGCCCCCGCCGCCTCCGGCATCGTCTGTGGTGTCTTCTTCCTGCTGCTTGTTCAGTACGTTCAGTTCATCAAAGGCGGCCAGTTCTCCGGCAGCCTTTTTGGCTTCCTTTCCGGCATCTTTGGTCTTTTTGGCGGTAGAACCTGCCGCGCTGCCAACAGAGTTGATGCCCTGTGCTGCGCTTTTCATGCCGGAGATGCTTTTGCTGGTCAGGAAGGAGATCAGCCGAACAATGCCGTTCAGCAGACTGGTCAACAGATTCATGATCCAGGTGATGGCCGGGGCCAGTGCCGAGGCCAGCCCGGCGGCAGCCGTAGAGGCTGCGCCTTTCAAGCGGGCAAAGGCGGTACTGACACCATCCGTTTTGACGATGGCACTGCCCAGCCCGCTGACCATCGTGCGCAGCGCCGAGGAGATCAGGTTGAAGACCAGCACACCGGCAACGATGCGCTTTAATCTCCCGGCAAAACTGCCCATAGCGGAAGATGCTTTCTGCAAACGATCAGACACGCCAGATTTCTGCATCCGGGCCTCGGCATCGGCCTGCTCATTTACGGCGGACTGTTCTTTCTCCAACCGAGCGGTCAGCTGCTTGTGTTGCTGATCCATGGTTTTCAGGGCGGCACTCTGGCTGCGGTATTCTTTGGACATGTCAGCAATCTGGTTTAGCTGCTTGTCCAAGGAAGCGCGCATGGAATCAATTCGCTTTATATCCGCAGGGTCAACAGCCAGACCGGCATCATTCTGGTCATCCAATGCCCGGTTAAGATTTTGGATTTCGCGGGCCGCCGCTGCGGCTTGTGCACGTGTCCGGCGCAGATCCTCGCCCAGTTTGCTGTGCTTTGAGGTTGTAGAATTGTAGTCTTTCTCGACAGCAGCAATCTGCTGTGCGGTACTCTTGGCCTTGGCCTGCAGTGCTTTCAAGTCGGCTTCGGCACCTTTGGTGTTTACGCGGGTATCCAGTATGATCGACCCGTCAGCCATTGCGGCCACCTCCTTTTATTCTCCCAACAAGGCCATCAGCCGTGCCTTTTCGGCACGGTCTTCGGCACTTTCCGGGGCGCGTATGCGGATTAAAGCCGCATTTTCTCGTGCAAATTCCTGTTCAGCCTTATCCAGCTTGCGACCTTTTGCCCGCTTGGAGCGGATGCTGACCACTTCGGCAAATAAGCCGCGTCCGATGCCGTGGAAAGCGCCGATAAATTCCCACCAGTGCAGATACTGGCAGCGGCGGCAGCTGTAGCCAAGAACCTTGTCAACGGCGGGGGCAATCAGCCCCGCGTCTTTCTCCCAATCAACAAGCCGTGGCTTAGGCAGTTGGTGTTCCGGCAAAGGCTCTCCACAGTTCACAAACACCATGGCTGCTGTAAAAGCGGCCTGGGCATCTGGCAGCTGTTCCCAATCAGGGTATAAGATTTGCAGGCAGGTGGAAAACTGTTCCTGTTGCGTCAGCTCTGTGTCTGCCATGGCGGCCAGAGCGTCCAGCACAGCCCGGAAATCCGAGCGGATAGCGAAAGTCTGCCCTGCAACATCTACCGTGACAGGCAGATCCCAGGCGCTCATGCCTGCTGACCAGGGGCGAGGCCAACCCGCTTATCGTGGTATTTGTCCAACCACTGCGCTTTGCGGGCGTTGCTGGCGGCTACGGCCTTGCCGGTAGCATCTTCAAGGATGGGAATAATCGCATCCATTACCTTTTCGAGCACAAGCTCGCCGTCATCGCACAAGGCCATGCTGGACAAACCACCGAAGAAGATCGGCGAGACCGATGCACCAAAGGCATAGTCCAGCTGTTCCTTAATGGCTTTGTCCACTGCAATCATAGTGTCCGGGGTAGCATCGGCTCCGGCATCCTGGATCATATTGTCGATTTGGCGGCGGGCTTCTTCAAAGCGGCCCATCATACCCGCATCGGCCAGATTCAGGCGGACCGTGCCCAGCAAAGTGCCGTCGGCATCTTTGACATCATAGCTTTTAACGCCGCGATCAATTTTCAGTTCCACTGTTACTCCTCCTTGCCGAATCAGCCCTCGGTGAATGCCTTGGTGGCGGGATTAAATGTGCCCTTGGTCTTCACGCCGGTGTAGTGCACGTTGAACGGGATCTGGTAGCCGGTGGTGTCGCCGCCGTAGCTGGAGACCTCAATGTAGCACTCCTCGCGCACAGCGGGGAAAGCACCGCTGGCCTCGGCATCCCACAGCTTGACCTCGACAATGTCGGTTTTCAGGTCATCCAGCACCAGATCGCCATCGATGATCTCCTGCAGCTTCTCAAACAGCGGGTCGCCCTTTTCAGCGTAGTAAGGGCTGACTTCGCCCTGCTTCTGGTAGCTGTCGATGGTCACGGAGGTCTGCCCCAGGATGTTAGACTTCTTCTCCACATTGGCAGAAAGTTCGGGGCTGTACTCCTCCAGGTCAGCGCCCAGGCGAACGTAGCTGGGCTTCTCGGAGGAAAAGGCGGCGTTCAGGTAATGCGCCATATATTTACGTTCAATTTTCATACGGGTTCAGGTCCTTTCTTTCATAACCAGGCGCAGCTGCAGCTGGTAGCGCGCATCGGTGGCGGTTGCCGAGGTAATAACCCCGGCATTGCTGGCGGTTAGCTCGGTTACTTCATAGCCGGTTACTTCCGGGTAGTTCTGGGCAGCTGCCTGCCCACGCACCCAGGCCGACAGCCCGGCAAAAAAGTCGGCGGCGGCCAGGTTAGGAGCCAGTGCTGTGCCAAAGGGAAGCTGTGCCTCAAATACCAGGTTGTGTGTAGCAATGTCATCACCAACAATGTTCTGGCGGTGCGATTCTCCGCTTGTGCGCAGAGTATACTCAACCCCGGAGGCTCCCAGATAGTTGGCGTTGAAACGGTTTCTTTTGTCAATCAGCGGGCATTCTTCCCGCAGCCATTTTCGGGTGGCATCCAGTGCGTTCATCTTCCAGGTCTCCCTCCCGCGGCAGCAGCGGCTTCTCGCACCACGTCGTCTTTGTGTTCCGCCATGGTCCTTTCAAACCAGTAAGCGCCCCGGTCAGGGGCGCCCTGGAAATTATACTCAGGATGGTAGAATAACCGCCGGGCATAAGGTGTGGCATATACAAGCAGCCCCTCTCCCACGGCGCTTGCGGTGATAGCGCTGTCTTTCAACATACCTGTGTTAAAGGGCACCTTAGGATCACAGTAGCGCAGCACGGCGACATCAACAACTTTTTGCACCCTGCCGCCGATGGTTAGGCCTCGCCGCTCAAGGATGGCATTCAGGTCGGAAAGATCCAGCTGGGCATCAATTTCCAGTTGCATCAGCTCGCCTCCACATAAATGTGTCCGCCCGTGTGGCCCCGGTTATCGTGAACATCCAGCACCGTAGCGGTTATATCGCCATAGCGCAGAACATCACCCGGCACAGGTAATGCGGCATGGCCGAGCACATTCTCCGGGATGCGGCATTTGAAGATTCGGGCATGATGCAGCCCGGTAGAATCAACAGCCGCACGGTTCTGGCTGTACCAGCTTACGCCTTTAAGCACAGTTTCGGAGCTGGTGTCAGTATCTGTCCCGCCGTCATATGCGGTGTGAACCAGCGTGATGGTTTTGTCGCAGCATACCATCAGAGATCCAGCCCCCTGCACAACAGATTCACGCCCAGGTCAGGGCGGAACAGATACCGGCGGAGCACATCGTCGATTGCGCGGCTTTGTGCTCCGGCGGGGTCTGCCTTGACGGTGTAGGAATACCCGTCAATATTCTCGCTTGCAAGGCCGCCTACAGCCTTTTCGTAACGGTCGAGGATCTCTACAAGCTCGCACTCTGCGAGGCCCAGACAAGGCCGAATTTCGGCCGGTGCGGAGCCTGCACGATGGAGCGTTCTGTAGTTGATGATACTCGCGGCTTTTTCTGCGAGGACCCAGTAACGCGCCTCGTTCAGGGTGCCGCCCTGTTCCTGGTACTGGTCGTAGGTGCTGTACATAGAGATTCCCTCCGGGATCAGGCGGTGTGCTTGCGGACGCGAACCAGCGCCTTGTTGGTGACGCGGTAGCCGGTGTTCATCTCGACCTGTGCCTTGGTGCCGACGAAGTTCTCGGCATCGCGCAGGCGGGCAGCCTCGAAGCTGTCGATGATGGACAGGGCCTTGAAGTTGTACATGATGTAGTCAACCTTGGAGAAGTCTACGGTCTTGAGGGTGCCGGTGTAGTCGTAGTAGGTGCCCTTGGCCTCGGCCAGTGCGGCGCACTCGATGAAAGTCATGCCCAACCACTGGCCCACGCGGCCGGTCAAGGTGATCTGCTCGTTGGTGTTCGGGGTGAACTCGGAACCGGCGATCTTGAGGATCTTCGCGTAATAGTCCGGGGAGCACAGCACAACGTTGGCTGCGCCCTTGGCCTTGACCAGCTCGGCGCGGGTATCGACCGCATCGGCTTTCGGGTTATCAACGGCGGCGGTCGCGGTGGCGGCAGTGCCCTCGTTGATGAGGCAGGCAATGCCGGAGATCTGGCGGCCCTCGCTGCACTCCTGGATGGCGAGGGACAGGTTCTCGTTGCCCAGAGCGATGCCGACCTGTGCTGCCTGCACGTTGTAGATCTTCTTGGATTTTTGGAAGTTGTTGTTCAGCAGGATCTGGATCAGATCGTCGCTGGTCTCCTCGTCGGTGAAGTCGCGACCGGGCTTGCCGGGGGTGACGGCGGAGGTTTTCAGCTTGTGAACATAGATGCCGCCTGCGGGACCTTCCTGGTACTGGTCGGTACAGGTGACACCGGGGACAAAGATGGAATCGTAGAACAGGTTCGGCTCCAAAATATTGGAGTAGCGTTCGTCTACGTTCTGTGCGTTAATGAGAACGCCCATAGATTATCTCTCCTTAGTGATTTTTCTTGTAGAACGGGTTGTTGGCGTAGATCCTATCGAGGGCTTCCTGATCGCTGCCGGCCGGCTGTGCCTTGCCGGTAGAGCCGGTCGTCACGCGGAAACTACCGCGCTGCTGCGTCTGGCCGTCGTCCTTCCCGACGTCGTAGAGGGACGGGTGCGCCTTTTTGGAAGCCTCGATCTGATCGTTCAGGCCGATGACATTCTCGCCGTCGAGCTTGAGCTTAGAGGCATCAAGCGCCATAAAGGCGAGGTCGGGGTCTTTGCAGCCAGCATCCTTGAGGGCACCGATGGCTGCATTTTTCAGGAGAATTGCGTTAACCTTGGCATCCGCCTCGGCCTGGGCGGCATCTGCCTTGGTCTTCCACTCGGGGTCGTATCCGGCAAGCTTCTTGTCGGCTTCTTCCTTGCTGCTTTTCAGCGTGTCGCGCTCGGTGACCAGGGCATCGAACTTGCCTCTGGCAACATACGAGCCGTCGGCCAGGTTGCCGACCTTGATCTCTTTCTGCGCATCGAGCGCGGCCGAGAACTGGTCAAAGTTCAAGGCGGTAGATCCGTCGGCACCGAACAGGGGTTTCAAAAACGAATAGTCGGCCATAGTGGGTCTCCTTTTGCTGGCATCGATTTAGCTTGTAGATCCGGGGCCTCTCCCCGGTGTGCCGCCCCTCTGCTTTAAACCTCCCGAGGGTGGAGGAAATAATAAAAAAGAGCAGGCCTTTTCAGGTCTGCTCATAGCGTAGCATATTATAGGGGGGCTTCTACTGGCGGGTTTACTGCGGGCAAGGGAGAACTTTCCCGGTTTCTTTCAATACGCCGTAGTTTTGGTATCCGACTTGGTAACGTACCGTGTAGAAATAACACTGCTGATCGTCCCCGATGTATTCCGGCGGTGTCTCTTTGGAAATCTTTTTGAGATAGTCGGTGATGATGATTCTCGCTTCGGTCTCCGTCATGGTGCGGCCTCCATTATTTCGGAAATAATGCGTGTATCTGTTGTTATCTGCTTGTCGTCTACGCGAAGAAGCCCAAACTCGCCGTCTACGCCGATTTGCAAATAGCGCAAGGGCTTTGCTTTGGGATTCTGCGCGTCGAAGTAAAGTGTCATGCCGTACTGCTTCTCGGCGTTGTAGACATGCGCGGTTCCGTTGTCCCATGCGACATAGATCATATATCTGGAGCCGTTTTCGGCCTCGGATAATGCCCGCGCCACCTTCTCCGCTGTCGTATAATTCGCCCAGTCAAAGCTGACGGGATTTCCGTTGCGGTCGGTGAAACATTCTGACCCGTATAGAATCAATCTGTTAGTGGGGTCTGTTGGAGCGGCTTTTGCCTGCACATCGTACCCACGGCGGCGCAGCTCATACACAGGGGCGCACCGCTGGCAGTTGTGGGAGTACTCCCACCCTGCGCCGTAGTTCGGGTTTGTACCCTTGGCGGCAGGGCCGGGCGCAAACGGCGCTTTCTTTACCGCGCCGAGGTTATCTGTGATCGGGTCGCCGGTCAGGGCTTGTCGTCCGTTCGTAATTATTGTACCACGTGGCGAACCCGGGAACAAGGCGGATTTTGTCGTATTTGGCGTGGGGTTCGGGCTAAGCTGCTGATTCTGCTTGCCGCCGCGCTCACGGAAATAATCCCGGCGAAGCCCCGTCTGCTGGCAGAGGTCGCGCTGCCGGGCCTGTACCTCCCGGATCTTGGCCTTGACCTCCGAGGCATCCTGCCCGGCTCCTTCAAGCCCGGCCTGCTCCCGTTTGAGGGCGCGAATCTCTCGCTCATTGGCCCGTTGCTTTTGGGAGGCATCGTACAGGCTCATGCGCTGGCCGTTGTACTCTACGGTCTTGGAGTTGATCTCTTTCAGGTCCTCGGCAGAGTAGTTCGGCACCGAGATCCCCTCAAAGAAGGGGGCGAACGAATGGCGGCAGTTCCAGCCGCCCAGGCCGTCGCCCGTACCGTAGCCGGTGGCATCGTAGAAATTCTTGTATTTACGGTTCTTGCCGGAGCGGGAGTAAATCTGCCCCTGCCATTCGGCGTGTGTGGGGCGGGCACCGTAGTGGGCTGATACCTCGACAAGGTCGCACTCGAACTCATCAGCCCGTGCGTCCTGGATCTTGAGCGCGGTCTGATTCACGCCCGTCAAAACGGCCCGGCGGACAGCTACGTCCATGTAGTCCGTGTGACCGGAGCCATACTGCACCACGGCAAGGCCTTTCTTTGCCAGATCCAGAACGGCCCCCTTTACGGCCTGCTGGTAGCTCATGCCGCCGGAGGTGACCTGCATATAGGCGCGGTCGAGCGCTGCCTCGAACTGGCGCGTCGCCGTGTTGGCGGTCGTGCGTGTCAGGTTCTCGAAGGTGCCGAGGGTCTTGCTGTAACCGGCCCAGATCAACGCCTGCAGCGCCGGATTCTGTGCCAGATGGAGCGGATTGTACCCGGCAAGGCGGTAGACCTTGTCATCGGAGGAGAGCGCGGTCGAGCAGCCGGTGTTCAGAATGGCAATGATCTCTTTCTTGCTTTTTCCGGTGGTCTCGGCAAGCCGCTGCACGATGTAGTCCCGCTCGGCGTTGATGGCTTCAAGCCGCTGCAGCTCCCACATGGTGGTATAGCTGGCGAAGTCCATCTCGGAGATCCGGCGGGCCATGTCGGCGATGATGTCCTCCTGGAGCTGGTCGTAGAGCTTGCGCACGGTCGCGGTGTCGGCAATCTGTGCCAGCTGCTCCGGCGTTAGCATGGTTTACTCCTCCATCCCGAACGTGATCCCGGCCTCCGGCTTCGGCATATATTCGGCGGCTTCTTCATCGCTGCACCCGAAATACCAGGCAATGAGCTTTTCCGGTTTTAAATAACCACCATCGACAAGCTGCTTGCGCCGCCCGAACTCGGTGCCCGTGTCCTCAAACACAGAATCGCCGAACGAGACCGACGGGTCAACCTCGCCAGCCGGTGCCAGGTCGCCCAGGGTGGCGTAGACGTTGTAGATGTAGATTACATCTTCCAGCCCCTGCTTGAGGCCGCGGTCTTGAATCGCCTTGATCGTGGAGTAGGTGTCCCGGTCGTCGCTCGTGACCTGGGTCGCCGTCATCTTGCCGGTCTTAACATCGAGGGTGAATGTGCCCTCGGTAAAGCCGCACTGCCGCTCAATAAGGCGCAGCTGCACATCGATGGCTTTCTGGTAGGCTTCGACGCGGATCTCCGGCGTGTAGTCGTCAAAGGGCTGCCCGCCCTCGCCGGTGTCGAGGATGAGATAGAGGTCGGTCGTCAAGTCGGTGTATGGCACCGGGCGGAAATTGGGCGAACCCGGCAGCGTGGCCGATAGCGCATCGGGCGAGACAATCCGCTTGCGCTTGCCGGTGTGAATCTCGTACAGGAACTCGGTGTAGATCCGATCCAGCTCCTCGAAAGCCTCCATCGAGTTTGCGTACATAGAGACCGGGAGCCGCGAGGTATTGTCTACGGTGTTTGCCATGGGCATTTTCAGTATGGCGAACAGCGGGCGGTCGAGACCTTCAATCTTCGTGTCCTCCTCCAGGTCGGCCCACTCTGGGATCAGGTGGTAGTTGAAATTGCCCTTCATCGTGCCGCGGTCATCGTAGTAGGCCTCGTTGTGGATGTAGTAGCCGTCGGCCCGCATATCGTGGAACTCCACGCGGACGACATCTTTGTCGTTATAGGTGGCAAAGTCGGTAAAATAGCAGGCCTCCACCTCTTTGGCGGCATTGATCCGCGTCGGGTAGAAGCGGTCGGCAGTAACGGCATCGCAGAGAATCCGGCCGTTATGGATAAACGGTTTCAGCACGACCTCGCCGCCTGCGGCCGCCGTCTGAACGTTGTTGTGCAGCTCCGGCAGGACGTAGCGGGTGACCTGCTGTTTCACATAATCGGCTCGGGCACCCGTGCCGGTGTTGATCTCCAGCTCCTCGGTGGCAAGGGTGGCCGCAAAGTTGGTGATGAAGATCGCCGCGCGGGTCTTGCTGGCTGGATAACCATCGTGCACGTCCTCACCATACAGCAGCCGATACCAGGCCGTGATCGCATTTGCCATGCGGTCGGAGATTGCCGTGCTCCGGCAATCCTCTGCCGCCGTCCGTTGTGTGTACATTCCGAATAGCCTCCCCAATGTTTGAATCAGTCGGTCAAAAAACATTATGCAACGCTCCTCGCGTATTTCTTGATATCCTTCTCGAAGCTGTACTCGAAGCTGTCGAGGGAGTCGATGTCGCTCGTGCCGTTGTCAAGCCGTTCGTCGTGGTCGAGCTTCTTCTCATTCCAGACGGCGGTTTGCAGTGCCGCGTCCAGGGTCTCGCAATCGTCCAGCACGATGAAGAACCGCCCGGAACTCATAAGCGCCGTGGTCGTGCGGATACGGTCCACGATCTCCCGCTTGAGGGAATCCTTCACCGGAAAGTCGAGCCGGTCTTTCAGGCCGTTCTTGAGCGTCTGCTCGGCGCTGTCGGCGTAAAGTGCCCGGATAGTCCGAGAACCCCGGCAGTAGGTGGCCCGGACATACTGGACGAATTTCTCGACCCACTCATAGAGCTGGATCGGGTTCGTGTCCTTGGCGGGCAGTCTGCGCGATGCAAGGGCCGTTATTTTCGAGTAGTCGTATTTCAGCCCGGTGGCGGTGATGGAGTGCGCGGAGCCGTTGCCGCCAAAGTCAAGGCCGAGCTGGATGTAGTCATAGTCGGCGCAGTGCTCGTCCCGAATCTCGTTGCCGTCGGCATCCAGCGGGGCCAGGTGTACGGTGCAGTCCTCGCGGTGGTCAGAGTAGACGCGGTAGATTGCGCCCTCGGCCACGACCCATAGGCCTAAAATCATGCGCTGGTAGAACACGCCCTCGTAGTCCCGCTTGATCTCCTCGACGTACTCGGGGTCGAGCGTGGTATTATCATCCAACAGGAAGGTATACACGCCGAGGTCAATCGGCTGCGCTGTCTTGGGGCGGTTGATGTAGTTCTTGTACAGCCAGTGCATGGGCGTGTCGGGGTTCGTGGTGGCAATCAGCTTCGCGCCGGGGGCACTTAGGCGGGCCAGCAGCTGGGCGAAGAAGTCCTCGGTAAACAGGGTCAGCTCGTCGCAGTAGGCTCCGTACAGTGTCAGGCCTCGAATCTTGTTCTCGGCCCGCACATCGTTGCAGCCCTCGAAATAGACCGTCCGCCCGAATAGCGTCCCGCGCTTGGCCTTGGCATTGTACTGGAAGTTGCGCCGCCCCACGAGGGCTTGCAAGGGCCGCAGACAGTTTCTGTCGAGTGCCTCGATTGTTTTCCCGGCCATCATGTAAACGCCGTCCTTGGGCCGCGTAGCGACCCAGAACGCCCAAATCACGAGCGAGATCCAGGTCTTGCCGGAGCGTACCGAGCCGGAGAGGATTGTGTAGCGGTGGAGCTTGCCCTCGGCAAACAGCCGGAGGAGTGCTGCCTGCTTTTTGGTGTAGCCGATTCTCACCCGTCACCGCCCCCAATCTCGCGCAGTGCGGCGATCAGATCGTCCAGCGAGCCGGAATCGCTGTCGTCCGCCGTGGTGGTCAGGATGTCCTTGATGGCCTTTGCGCTGGTGGCAATCTGCTGCAGGCCCTTGCGGTCAACAATGGCATTGATGGTCTCGACGTTGACAATCTCCCGGGCTGTTTCGGTCTTGACAGGGCGGCCCTCCTCGTCGTGGGTGGTGGCGCTCGTCTTGACGGTCTCCTTGTATCGCACGGCCTGCTGGTCCAGCTCTTGGAGGGCCTGCTCGGTGCGATCCATGAGCAGATCTGCAATACGCAAAAGGCGGGCAACTCGGCCCGCCTCACCCTCTGCTACGACTTGCGCCGTTTTTTGCGCCGTTTCTGCCGCGATTTTGCTGTGCTGCTCGTCACGGATTTCAACCCACTTTTCGCGCTTTGCCCGGTCCTTGATTGTGTTATACGGGATTCCGTACTTCTCGGCGAGCGCCCGCGTGGAAATGTCGGTCGAGGCATACTCGTTCCGAATAGCGATCCAGTCCCGGACGGCTTTCTTCTTCGGCGCTTTGGCCTTGCTCACAGGGCCCCCGCCTCCAACCATGCGCGGTAGAGCTTCGGCCCCTGGCGGGCAATCCAGTCTACAAGCTCCTCATTTTGCGCGTAGTCGCTCTCGCCGCCAAGACCAGATTCAAAGAAAAAGGCGTGGACGATCTCGTGCCGCAGCGTTTGCTTGCGGATAGCGCCCCAATCCGAGACGTTGACCGGGTCGCTGGGGTCGCGAAGATCCCGCTGCACAACGATCTCGTGGGTGCTCTCGTCGGTGTAGCCCTGGCAGCGGTTCAGCGCCGCGTCGTCCTCCGGGTTGAGGAAGTGGACGGTATATTCTTCGCCCAGTACGGATACAGTGTTCTTGTTCATGGTTTGCCCTCCCTTGCGTTTGTAGGTGGTGCGCAGCAGGCCTTCATGCAGACCAGGCCGTGCATAAACAATAAACCCCCGGCGCGTTTGGCGCCGGGGGCCTGGAAAGAGGAGAACAGAGCAGAAAACGCCTAAAACTACCCTGCTTAGTCAGTGTATCATACGACAGGGGGGTCTCCGCTGGCGGATTTCCAGACGGGGAGCGTTTTTGCGAGGATCTGATAAACGGCACCAACGCGCCGTGCGAGGTGTGACGGATCTATCGGCCAATTGGTGCCATTGGTGCGCAGGGCCACGCTCGGGACAGGCTCCTTCGTGGTGATGGCCTCCCGGAGCGGTACGGCATAAATACCGCCCACGCTCCGAATCACGTCGTCGATGACCTGCCGGGTCTCAGGTGATAGGCGCTTGTAGCTGGTGCAGAGCCAGTAAATGGCGGCCTGGTCTTCCTCAGAGAGCCCGAACCGCGGCCCGGAGTGAAACTTCAATCGTCATCACCTCCATGGGTGTGCTCCATGGCGATGCTGTCCTCCGGCTCCTGCCGGGTGGCGGCCTTGCCGGCCGAGACACCCAGCGCGTAGAACCCGGCAAACATGCAGCCAAGGATGATGTCGCCGAGGATGGTTAAAATCATTTTATCCCTTCCTTTCGCCCAGATGGCAGTACCCGTTATACTGGGTTGCGGCTTCCGGGGCCTCAATATTTTGGCTCCACGTCCGGCAACCGCCAAAGAGGTCGCCCGGGTTTCCTGTCCAGAACTCGCAATCCCTGCACCGTACCACGTCCACCAGGTCGCAGGCCACGCTGGCACCGCGCTGGTTATCGAATTTCAGGTCTTTCATCGTCCAAAACCTCCCGGATCGTAATGGTCGTCTCCGCCGGGCCGGGGTTGGGCTTGGCCCGCACGGTGAGTGAGATGTGTTTGAAACTGTCATCCCGGATGATGCCGCCCTTGGTCAGACCGTCCAGAATGAACTTGCCGGAGTAGTTGTCCGGGTCGCGGCGGCGATTGTCCTGGAACTGATACTCGATCAGCACCTCGGCCCGTTCAAAAGGGCGCTTTGGCCGCCGGGCGCGGGCCTGCCAGGTGACGCGGTCTGTCCAGTCGGCTTTTACGGCGCGGTAGACCTGGACGTTCGTCCGCCCGTTGAACTGGTTCATCGAGGGCGGCACCCCGACGAACACGAGCTTGATCTGCCGCCCGGTCATCGCGTCCTCCAGTTCCGGGCCGGATCGCGGTTGATCTGGACCCGGTGGCCCTTGCTGCGCTCCGCAATGCGGGAGCCGATGGCTTCGTCGATGGCGATCAATTCGTCTAGCAGCTTCTCGGTGGAGATGATCGTGTAAAGCCGCTCGTCGTTGTAGCGGTAGTTCAGCAGCTCAAAGGCGAGATTGAGGTCACCTTGGGTGGGGCGCTCGGCACCCTTGAACAGGTCGTCGATGTAGAGCACCGGCGCGGTTTTCAGATCCCGCATCCGCTCCACGCCCTCCGGCTCGTTCAGCAGAGCCTTGATCCGGGCGCTTTCGTCACGCCACAGCATGTACCGCACGGGATACCGCAGGGAAAGCTCCTGCAGAATGGCTGTGCAGATGTGGGTCTTGCCGCTGCCAACCTGCCCGCCTGCCAGAAACCACCCCGCCGGGGCGGCTGCATAGGCCTTGGCGGCAGCATAGATGCGGCGTTGCCATTCATCATCGGCCTGGTATGTAGCAAAGGTCATCCGCCGTAATGCGGGACCGAGACCGCTTCGATCCAGACGACGGCGGGCTTCCCGGCGGGCCAGGCAGTGGCACGGCACCTGTACGTGGGCGGCCATCTGCTCATCATAGCGGAAATAGTATCCGCGGTTGAGGCAATCCGGGCAGTCGATGCCGTCATCCTTGGTGCCGGGTTCGCTGTTCATCTGGTCTACGAGGTGGCGCTGCCATTCTTCCTCGGTCATCTGGTGCCGGGGCTGTACGCCGGTATCAGACAAAATCCTCTGCAAACTTTGAAGCATTGGTCGCTGTACCTCCTTTCGGGCGCGGGCCGCGGCCATTTGTGCGCTCCCATGTGCGGACGCAAGCCTTCCAGTCCTTTATCGGGGCTTTTCCGCCTTGTTTCCAACCGTTGGTCTCATAGTGGTCGAAGAACTCCTCGGGGTCGACACTATTATTCCGCTCCTTGCAATAGGCACGGACGTCCTCGACGGACTTCGGGCGGGCCTCACGCTGTATAGTGTTCTTACTTGTAGTATTATTACTTGTAATATTATCTGGCCAGTTTTTTGACCGAGGGTCAGCTAAATTATTGGCCGAGGCCTCCGCCAGATTTTTGGCTGACCCCTCGGCTAAATTTTTGACCGAGGGGGTGCTAAGCGGCCGGATTTTTCGCTCGATAACATTGTTGGCCCCATCACGGAGCACCTCGACATCAACATAACCGTAGCGTTTCAAATTCGCAATCCATCCCTTGACGCTTGTAATGCTTACGCCGTACAAATCACAAAAATAAGAGTTTGAGGCGTAGCAATAACCACAAATGTTCGATAATGCGGTAATTTCGGCAAACAGGATTTTCTCGGAAGGCTTGAGGCGCTTGTCATATCGAACGTCAGCTGTCAGAATTGCATAGTAGGCGGGGCGTTCTCGTTCGTTCATGGATTACGCCTCCCTTAAAACGGCAGATCGCCCTCGTCGTCCTCGATCGGCTCGAACTGGACGTTCGGTTCACCGCTGGCGCTGGCATAGCCGCCCTCCGGGTTCCCTTGCTGCGACTTCGGCCCGGCAAAGTTGGCACTGCTGGCAACGATCTCAATCGCCGTTCGGTTGTTGCCGTCCCTGTCCTTGTAGGTGCGGGATTGCAGGCGGCCGTCGAGGACGATCATCTGGCCTTTCTGGAAATATTTGCAGATGAATTCGGCCGTGTGCTCCCACGCGACGACGGAAATCCAGTCCACAAGATTTTTGCCGCTGGCATCCTTGCGCCCGCGATCGCAGGCAATGGTAAAAGAGCACACGCTCTTGCCGGTTGTGGTCTGGCGCATTTCGGGGTCGCGGACGAGGCGACCCTGGATTGCAATTACATTAAGCATTTTCTGTCCTTTCTGTCGGGAGATAGTTCGTCCCGAACTTAGCTATAAAGCCCTCGACCGTATCGCCGGTCTCGTCGAGGTATTTCTGCTCGCCGAGTTCATGCAGCAGCCGCATACGGTCAGGGTTGAAGTGTACGCCGTCCGGCGGTTCGTTGTGGCACCAGTGGCACAAGTCCACAACCAGGCCGTAGCGTTCGGAGAGGGTGCGGTTTGGCCCGCCGAAAATGTGATGCCGCTCGAGGGCAATCACCTTTCCGCACAGGTAGCATCTTCGCATTGCCACAGGCTCAACAGCCTGTCCACCTCCTCCGGGGATTTCGTCTCAATGCCCAGGGCCTCGGCATCCTCGATCAGGTCATCGAGGAGCCGGGCCATCTCGGCGCGGTCGTAAGTACTGGAGCCGTAGTACAGGCAGACATCGTCGTAGTCGCTGCCGGTGCAGTGGCCCAGGGGTTCAGCAAGCCAGCCGATGCCAGAGCGCTGCCAGTGTTCGCAGGTGTAAGCAACAGCGGCGGTTGCAACACGCACAATCTGGAACACACCGACCCGGCGGATCGCCTCGCGGTATACGTCCTCTTTGGTGATGCAGACATTCGAGGTGCTGGTCTCGATGGCAATTTTCTCGCACAAAACCCAGCAGTACGCATTGGCCGACAGGCTGCGATGCTCTCTGAACGGCTTGCAAGCCGCTGTGAAGGGCTTTTTGCCGTTCAGCATATCCAACAGCCTGTACGCGGCGGCCTCGTAGGCGGGCAGAATTTTCAGGCACAGGAACAGCCCCTCCCGTTCACGGGAGAACCGCCCGCCGTTGAATCGAATCTCGATCATAAGCGCCGCCAGCTTTCGCGCAGCTTCTCTGTCCAGGCGGCGGCTGCCTCGGCAGCTTCCCCGGCAGAGGTGAACACCTGAGAGCCGAGCTTATCCTGCCGCACCCAGACCGTGGTGCCATCGGTGCGCTTGAGGAAAATCTCGGCGGGCGGCCCATCATAGCAGGCGCACAGGATGACGGGCCGGACGATGTAGCGGCCCAGGCCGGGATCGCGGTCGCTGACATAGGAGATCATGTACAGGCAGGTGCCGAGCTGAGGACGTTCCATCATGCCTGCGCCTCCTTCTGCGCGGCCTGCTGCTTTTTCCAGCAGGAATAGCACAGACCGTCAAATTTGATTTGTGCCTGCTCCAGGGTGATGGTCTGGCCGTTCTTGAATTGAAGCCCCTGCAGCGGGCGGCCGCACTTGGCGCAGACAGGCTTTTTCGCCTTGGCCTGCTGCTGTGCCGGGGCCGCATCGGTGGTGTACTTGGTGGAATCAGCCTGCCAGTAAATGTCCGCACCCACGCCCAGCGCCTTGGCGGCCACGGAGAGCGCATCGGTAGTTGCCATCTTGTAGCACTCGTCCGAGCAGTTCGGGCCGTTGCGCTCGTTGGCGCAGAACATCGAGCCGCCGGTGCCGGGGATAGCATCCGACCATGCGCCGGTCGTTTTATCGAGAAAATAGAGATTGATGTCCACGAAAGCGGCAATCTCGCCGGTCTTTTCGCAGGGCTGCAGCCATTTTTGGGTGATCTCGTATTTCCAGCCGATGCCGCAGGGGCCGAACACCTCGGTCAGGGCCTTGATTCTCCACATGGGGTTGATCTCGGTCTTGCCCTTGAGCCGTCCGCCGGTGATGGCCCGCTGGGCGTTGTCCGGCACGGCGCGGAACTGCTGGTAAAGCTCGAGGTTTCCCATTCCTGTTGCGTTTTCCATGCTGTTGCCCCCTTACTTGATCTGCAGGTTGAACGATGTCTTGACGGTCGCGCCGGGTACGATGAGCCCGGCCTTGAGCGCAGTTTTCAGCGCGGTCTTGGACAGCTCCGGCTCCTTATACTTGAGGAGATCGTCCTGATTCACGGCCACGCCGTTGATCTCCTCGTGATCGTGGGCCTGAATCCAGAGGACCACGCTCTCCACGTCCGGCACGTCCACGGCCTCGCTGGTGCGGTAGGACAGCACGTTGCGGGCAGTTTCCAGCTTGGCAGGCTTCACGCCCAGCCCGGCGGCCCGCTTGAGCTGTTTGTCCATGTAGGCAACCATGCGGTCGGCCTGGGCTTTCTTGGCCTTGTAGCGGGCAGCCAGAGCATCCGCTTCGGCCTTGATCTCCTTCGCCTCTGCCAGTAGCCCCTTGTAGGCGCAGGCACAATCGTCCAGCTTCTGGGCAAAGTCGCCCGCCAGGGATTCGAGGGTATCGTCGAAGGCCTCCTCCGGCACGTCCCCGGCATCGTAGGCATCCAGGAATTGCTGGATCATATCAGGAATTTCATAAAGTTTCATGGGATAGCTCCTTCATGATGACAGGAATCCACTGCTCGGCCATTGCGGCGGCGATTCCCGGAAATGTTTTGGCACGTGTTTTAGGGTCGCGTTCTTTTCGGCCCTGGAATTTGCGATAGTTTCCATGGGCATCTTTGCAGCCGCCGTTGACATACGGCTCATGGGAGGCAAGGATCTCGGTTGGCTGCAAAGGCGGAAGATTTTTCAGCCATAGGCAGGTGCGTTTGCTGTAGGGGTGTCCGTACTCGTATGGCTGAATTGCCTGTGCATACGGCGGCAAGCCTACAATTTTCATGGGTGTTGGGTTTTCAACAGCAATGTGAGGGATAGAAGCGTTGAAAAATTGGAGAAAGAACGCTTTTGCTTCCATAGCCTTTTGAAAGCGTTCCTGAACAATTTCACCCTTAACACGCATGCGGACGGCACCTGCATTTGTCAGATAGGTGCAGGGGGGGTGAGCAATGAGCAGATCCCATTTGTCTATGTAATGGTGTGTGCCGTCCATTGTCACAACCTGCCCGCCCTCGACAGCCTTTAAGGCATCTCCAAGGATGTGCCATTCCGGGTGTCCGCCGGATGGCTCTTGCAGGTCACAGCTGTATGCCTCAATCCCGCGGGAACGGAACGCGGAGCAGACAGCCTGGCTCTCCTCACAGGCAATTAAAACTTTAGGTGTTGTCACGGCAGTTGGCCCTCACTTCCTGCCCGCATTTCGGACATTTTGATTTGTATCGTCTGCCGACCGTCCCCAGGACGGTGCAGCACGTTGGGCAGATCCAGACACCGGGCCCGGTGAGCGATAGCTGTACGAGCGGTGCCGGGGCTTGGCGAAAGGGTCGTAGTCAGGGTCGCCGGGTTTAATCGGCGGCAACGGCGGTGTCTCCGGTAAGTACATCCTTGGCCCCTCCTTCCTGCTGGTAGTTGTGGATCAGGGTGTCGAGACAGTCCTGCTGCCAGGCCTGGACGGATTTATAGCCCTGTGCGGCGCAGATTTTCGGCAGTAGTTCGGCGGTGGCATTATCCACGCGCAGGCAGATGCGCCGGGTTTTGCGGTGCCGGTCACCTTTGCGGTGGTCAGGCTTGCGAGGGTGAACCGGGACGCGGGCCTCCTCGGGGATCTCGATCACGTCCGGCTGCACCGAGGGGAAAGTAATCTCGTCAAGGGAGTAGATGTCATGCAGCGGGCAATCCAGCACCGAGAGGATCACGCCCATCAGGGGCGGGGTTGGCAGACAGATGCCGCTCTCCATCTTGGAATACAGCGACACATCGACACGGGGTTCGACTTCCTTCATTTTGGCGACGACTTGCGGCTGCGTGAGCCGCCGGTCGAGGCGGGTGTCGCGGAGGTTCACGGCAAATCTCTCCCTTCCACGTCAACGTATTGCAGGCCGAAAATCTTGTGTGCCCGGTATGTGATGGACAGCTCGACGTAATATCGGGTGTAGTTGGGTGAGCTGTCGTCCATACGTTCGCCGGAGCGCTCGATCGGTAGCGACAGGATCTTTGCAAAGAGCCGCACGTTTTGGGGCCCGACGTGGAGCGACGGAAATCCGTCTGGAGCGTAGGAAATGCAGGTGCTTGTGATTTCACTCGGGCGGAGTGCATTATTCAGAATGTAGAGCTGATCGAGGTTGTCAATCACGCGGTCGAGCCATTCTTTCGGCTCAAGCTTCTTGATTTTGGCGTTTTCCATGGTGTTACTCCTCCTCTGCGTTCTGAACGCGGTTTCTCAAGTCGATATATCGGCAGTACATGGCGGAAACATCAAACGCAACAACGATAACGTCCTTTTTTGTTCCTGATCTGAGCAGTGCGTCGAGAATCTTGTCCCGTGCACAAGAGTTGTAAAAAGCTCCCCGAATCAGAGACAGCGCAGCCATAACTTGCTTGGCATCGTACATATTGTTCATAAGCCTGCTCCAATCCTCGGTGAAGTAGGTCAAGTCGTTGTTTAGATCCTCGTCGCTGTCAAACGTGTGCTCACCGTAGCCGTATTCGTTCGCAAACTCGTAGATTTCGTCGTAGGTGTTTTCTCCGACACCGCCTTCGATGTCCTCCCATTCGAGACGTTGAGGTTTAAAAAATGCCATCATTCAGCCCTCCTCGCACAGCGGCATTGCTCCCGGTGCCATGGATTGCAGCTCGTTCTTGATCTCTGCGAGCCGCTTATTCAGTCCGTCGGCCTCGGCCTCCAATGCACAGACACGGGCGGCAGTTTCCGTCATGTCGCGGAACAACTGCAAGCCGCCGATGTCGTACAGCTTCGCGGTGATGCGCTTATCGGCGCAGGCGGGGTGGTAGTTGTACACAGGCTCGACGATTTTGTGATAGTCGTCCTCGGTGATCGAGCGCTTTGCCAGTGCGGTAAACTCGGAATACATCATAGGGCTTTACTCCTCTCTATTGCCCGCCAGCAGCACCCCGGCGGCGTGGTTGGCAATCAGCACGGAGCCAATCAGGTAGGCGGCAGCCGGTGCCCCGGCACCCTCGGCCAGGCTGATGATCGCGGTCATGGCAGTGATGCCGCAGGCCGTGAGGGCCAGTTTTGCGGCCAGCACCTTGCAGGCGCGGCGCATTTGGTGTACAATAAAGACGCGAGGTTGTGCAATTTCGCGCTTTTGGCCGTTCGGGTGCGCCAACACCCGGGCGGCCTCTTTGTTTGTGGGCATAATGTTTCTCCTTTCGTGGTTCAGCAAATCAGGCTTGCGATCTGTTCGACGGTCATGCTGTTGAAACTGCCATAGTGTCGATATACCCAGGCGCGGCTGCGGCCCAGGATCTTTGCAACCTTGGTCGGGCCAAACAGCAGTTCGCCGGGGAACAGTTCGGTGGCGCGGGCGCGTACGCTGGACAGTGTGTCGTGGTACAAAGGCTTTTCGCGGGGCATGAAAGCATCATCTCCTTGTCGAATTTTGCCGGTCCGGACAATGGGACAGGCAAGTTGGTATAATAGTGCTGTAAGAAAATCGAGCGTTCGCTTAAAGCGAATTTCACGACAAAAAAATAAAATCTGCCGGGAAATTATACACAGTTTCGATTTTCTGCACAGTTCCCCATTGTGGGACAGTCTTCCCAGATTCATAGTTCTGCAACGTGGCTACGCTGACACCGAGGGCCTTTGCAGCCTCCTGCTGGCTAAGACCAGCGTTTACTCTGGCAGCAGCAAGCGTGATTTTGGGAAATTTCTGCATCTGCATTTCATGGATCACCTCCGTTTCTGTCTCTTATAATACTCGCTATAAGCGAATTTGTCAAGCTAAAAGCGAAAATATTTTTGTAAAATATTGATTTTGTTTTGCTTTTAGCGTATAATGAGGGCATGAGGAGTTGATTTTATGAGTGACAACGCCAAAATGGTCTTTGCGGATAACCTTAAATCCTATTTGAACGCAAAGGGCCTCACCCAACTGGATCTGGCCAATTATATGGGGTGTTCCAGTTCCACCGTGTCAGATTGGTGCAACGGGCGCAAGTATCCCCGCGTTGATAAAATGCAGCGTATGGCAGATTGGCTGGGTGTTCGGATGTCCGACCTTACCAGTGAGCACGATAAACTCGATGATGCCGATATAGCGTTCTATAACCGTTATAAACAGCTGACCGAGGAAGAAAAAGAAGATATGCGCGACTTCCTCGATCTTGTGGATGCTCGGAGGAAGCGCCGCGAGAAAGGCAACTGATGTTCAGCACTTCGGAATTTTACAGCTATTGCCGCACACACGATGTGGACATTATCCCCTTTGACCGGCTGCCGGCCGAGGCTACAACCGTGCGCTATCATAACGCTTATGCGGTAGGGCTGAATTTTCTAAAATTGAAAACGGTCCGCCAGATGCGCACGGCCATGCTGCACGAATCAGGCCATCTGCACACAGGGGCTTTGCACAAAGTAGACAGCCCTTTTCAATTGGTAGCCCAGAACGAGCATCGCGCCGATGCGGATGCGTTCCGCCGCTGCCTGCCGGCCGAGGAGATCCGCCAGGCCATGCGCCAGGGCTATACCGAACCGTGGCAGCTGGCGGACTACTTCGATCTGGACGAGGACTACATAAAAAAGGCCCTGCACTACTGGACAGAGTGCAGGGGTGTGGACTTTAATTCATAAAGAGGAATATTGCTTTATGCCGAAATGTGTTCGCGTGAGAGGAGTTATGATAGCGAATGAAAACGATTCGTTTCGCTGCTGTAAACTTTTTTCACGTACACGAAAACAAATGATTGATAATATTACTTATAAGTGATATTATATAGAAGGGATGTGGGTACACTGAATGATGCTGCACTTATTGAACTGCTGCGAGAATGTCTGAAAAAGTTCAATGGTTTTGCAATTCCGCATGGCCAATTTATAATTGAGCTTCTTGGTCTTCTGTCACGCAATGGGCAGGAGAAAAAGTTCATTTTACGCTTTGCGGATTATCTTTCACGGTTACAAGAGTATGGGGAAGACGCCATCCAGGGGCGTCATTCTTCTATGGAGCACCTAAACGGTGAGCAATATCTGTGTTCTATGCGTTGTAACTTCTCTGCATCAAATGTCCGCATCCTGTTCGCATATATCAATAATAAAGTGTATCTTCTGTTAGCTTTTTCGGAAAAGAAGGGCCACCGCACAACGGAATATGCCGCCTTTTGCCCAGAAGCAAAACAACGCCTGCAAGATATGCTGAAGGAGGAAGAAGAATGAGCACCAAATGCATCGCCTCGTTTGATGACCTGATTCAGGCCATCGCCAAGCAAATGTCCCCGGTTGAAATCCTGCAAACAAGTATTCGCCTGGAGATCAGCCGTATGATCCGTCAGGCGCGTAAACGCATTGGCATGAGCCAAAAGGAATTCGCCGTCAAAATGGGGGTGACCCAAAGCCTTGTCTCCCGCTGGGAAAGCGGCGAGTGTAACTACACTATTGATACGCTCGCACAAATCTGCCTGGCGCTTGGCCTTACCATGAATTGCCCGCTGGCTTATGAGGAACTTCCTGCCTTTAAGGTGGCCGCAAAGGTTACCAAAGTAGACTGCTGGGATGGGAAAACCGTTTCGGAGGAAACAACCTCAAATGCCGCCGACTTCCTTTTTACTGATACGCCGAATGATGACTATATGGGGGCTGCCTGATGAAAGCAAATGAATTTGCATCCAATTTTCAGTATGAAAACGCTGTTATGACAGAGGGCTCTTTCACTAATAACCTGGTGCAGCCTGGTAACAGTACTAATCTTGATAGCGAGGTGGAAGTCTCTGTTAGCAATATTTATATTGATGAAGAAGCAGCAAAAAAGCTCGGCCGCGTTAAGCTGGAACTGAAAGGCACTTTTTCGGTTATGGATCATCCAGAAGCTAACTGCACCTATCGCTTCGTTTTTAACGGGGAATTTTCTACGGCAAAGGATACCTCGGACGATGACTTTCTCAAGGCACTGTGGTTTAATGGCTCTACAGCTCTGTATGGTATTGCTCGAGCAAAAATCGAAACAATTTCTGCTATGATTATGCAAGCAGGTAAAATTTCTCTGCCAATGATCAATATGGTGGAGCTTGTCAAAGAGCAGCACAAACAAAAGGCGCAGGAAATCTCAGCAAAGTAA